TTCAATTAGACACCAGTGGACTTAAACATTCCACGGTGATCTACGGCTTTCGCAGCAACGTCTAGCCTGCACTTATACTCTACTCCGTCAACAGTCCAACCGGCTTGTTGTTCGAGAACAGGCGTCTGATTGCCGTCAAGGAAAGCAACAACGATAGTGTCATAAACGGAAGGATTTGCGACCATATACCAAACAGCAGTAGATGCAACATCTAAGCGGGCATCAGAAACAACAGTTGCCAAGCCCTGAACCATATTGGCACGCTGGAGCTTGTTAGCGGTATCAGGATCATACTGAGAACTTACAATTACCTTGGAGGTACCTTCTAACGCGACAGGCACTAAGATAAAGCCAGGGCGGATATTTAGAACAGCACTACCTGAAATATCAACCTGTTTCGCCATAGAATTTCTAGCAGTATCAAAAGCCGAAACAGATGGAGCACCACTACCAAGATTGCTGTGGTTAGCGTGGAAAAGAGCCACACTATCGGCCATTGCAGCATTAGCAGTCAGAACAGAATAAACAGTATCGCCAATCTTACGAGCAGCGGAGCGGCCCATTGCAGCAGGAATACCAGTCAAAGCGTTCAAGTCATCATTGACGATGGCTTGGCGAGTGATAGGGAATAACTTGCCATAGGTGCCAAGGGCAAACTGTTCGCGCTTATCTGAGAATGAACCATACTTGTATTCCTGTCCCTCTCCGATGCTATCGAGAGAACCAAACTCACTTACACCTACGATAGATTGTGTTTTGAAGTCGCTTACGGAAATAGTACGAGTCCAAAGGTTCCAAGTCTCAGGTGCAGTCTCAAATCCGGCTTTGGAGACTCTTGTTAGCCACATTGGCTAGCAAGTAAGGGAAATCGGAAGTAGAAAAAGCACGGCCAACAACAGTCATTTTATCCATTTTACCGTTGTCAGTAACGAACTTGCGAGCAACATCAACTAAACTAAATCCACGGAATTCGTTTGTGTTGTCCATCTTTTCGAAGCCGGCGCGGGCCAGTAAGGCAGACTCAATACCGCGAGTCATATTCTCTTTGCTATCAGTTACGGTTGTCGTATTGGTAATTTGTGGTTGTCTCTTGATAACTTCATCCAAGATCAATCCACGGGCTTGTTCAATAGACACACCTTTACCGATCAAATCTTCAGCAAATTCGACTGGCAAGTTAGCAGAGCGAACCGTCTTGGTGATGTCAGCAATACGGGTTCTTTCTTGCGCGATAAGGGCGGAAGCATCAACTTGAGGCTCAATAGAACGAGTCTCAACTTCTTTGTTTTCGATATTATCCATTATGGTTTCCTTTATGATTGTGGTTGTGTTCATCTGTTCTTCAGATGAACTTCTAATATGTGAGCGACTGTCAGCACCGATAGGAACAAGACTAATTTCCATAGGTTGCCAATCAACCGCCCTATATGTTTTTATTTTAGCGTTGTCTTTAGAAACATCTTGGTATTTAGAAACAGAATAACCAACCGAGATGTTACGAATCACGCCACTCTTTACATCCTGAACGATAGGCTGAACTTCTTCTCTATCGCTAAAACGAATAGTTGCTCTGCCTTGACCATTAGTGATCCAGGCTTTATCTACAACGCCAATAACGTTGTCTAACCCACCGTTGCGATGGGTATCTAATACAGGAGCACCGGAGTTAAGTCTATCGAGTTTAACACTCTTCTCGCTTACATCTAACTCCTCATAATATGATTCCCCAAAAAAAGGCTGCCTAAGAACACGCTCACCAGTAGTCCATACTACTTCCACGCTTTTATCTTCTTCTTTGAAAGTGGATGGACTAAACGATGCTCGTGTTTGTAATATCCCTGTAGTAATAGTGTTATCGTTCATTTCTTTTCCTTTGTATAATCGCAAGGCATTCGTATTGAAAGTGAATTCCTATCTTCTAATCTTTTAACTCTTTCACATAATTCTTGTCCGTCGTATGCTGTAAATCTTGGACCTTTCGACATAAACTTATTGTAGTGGTAAAACTGAAAGGATACTGACAATAGAAGCACGATTGTGATAATGTAAGTTATGATGGAGCTAACTTTGTTCATCAGTTCCTCTATCTGCTATAAGTTCTCTAAACTGTTTTTCGCCTAAATGAGCAATAAGCGGACACTCAGGAGGATGATTAAGTTGGCAGTAACGGAGACAAGTTTCAAGCCATTTTATACGGCCTTTTAGTGCTCCATTTTCGTCTTGGCATTGAATGTGGGTATCTCTCAATATTCTGACTTCATTGCTCAGTATCTTGATATCCTCTTTGAGAACCTTTATTTCATCTCTCAATTCATCTCTAAGTTTTCTTTCCGCATTGTCTAGGCTATCCTCTTTTCTATCTACTTTCAGTATGCGCCATATCTTGTAAAGTATTGCCAATATAGCAGCAGCACCAGCACCAAAAACAGAATGAGAACTAATAAACTCTATAATTGACTTTTCATCCATAGTTATCTCGTTTTTAGTATTCAAAAGATTGGTGGTTTCATACACCGAATAAAGTATCGTCATTGAGTTTGGCTCTGTTGATCGTTTTGATTTGCCAGTGCCGACTTGCGTTGAGAATCCTTTCTGCAATCTGCCTCTAATACTATCCCTAACTCGTCTAACTTCTTCAAATCATCTGAATACTCTTTCCAGAAATCATCAGGATTAAATCCTTGTTCTCTTACTGCTTCGCTTGGAGTGATTAGTCCAGTTCTAATCATTGAAAGAATAGCCGGAACTTCTCTTGCAATATCGATCATTACACGCCTCGGAGGCGTCCAATTACATACAGGAGCGAAATCGGCTCTATACAACCCTGCAAGCATTGAACTTTCAAAAAACCACTGCCAGACGCGACCAAGAAACTGCGGAACAATTAAATTCCATCTCCAATCATCAATCAATCTCTGGAATTCACCGCCAAGAGATACGAGCAGATGAGAAATTTACTTCAGATAGATTTCCTGTAAGTACCTCGTATGGTATTCCCACGCCAGCGGCTATACTTCTAAGAGAATGACCCAAATAACTTTCAGGTGCTGAAGGTTGCGGAGGATTTGACCATTCAATAGTTTTACCAGGACCAAGCGTCACCATACTTCCAGGCTCAAATGCAGCCGTATCAGTCGTTGCGGAAGATGAAGTCTCGTTAGCGTCATAGATAAAACCAGTGAATAGGTTAGATATAAGTTGTTTCTCTAACAGCGCATCCTCAAAGTCTGATAGTTTCTTGAGTTGAATAATAACTGGAGATAACCAACTTATTCCTCTTACCTGCCCAGGTCTATCGGCCCTATAGAGATGAATAACATCTCCGGCATTAACAAGTGTTGATTGACTACTTACCTCACCAGGATGATTGGAGAATATCCAATAACCAGTCACATTATCCGCTCCGTCGAACTGAACACCTTGGACCAAGTTCTTTGCTAAATCGTGCTTTGTGTGATCGAGATAGTCGGCCTCTAATACCTTTAGCCTTAATGGATTGATCTTCGTTTTATCGTAATGACGAACAATAAGAACTTCACCTGATTCAACTAAACTCTCAAATACGAGTTTTTGTATTCCGTAATAGTTAGTATTTCCATTTGCGTCGGCATCAGTAGAATCCGCCCAGGTGTTGTATAAAGCAAGAAAATTGGAATCATTAGAAGATGCCAATATACCAGTGCCAATGACATTTGATGCTAAACTCTGAACGATCTTTGCAGCATAGGCATTATTTCTTCGTAAATCCCTTGCTCTATTGCGAACGGTTACGAGTGCTTGAAGCACCTCAGTATTAGCCGAACTGTTAACAGTTTTCCAATCTTGAACCCTGCGCTTGGTTGAAGCAGCATCATAAGAACGAGTTAGCAGACCGCGTGCATTCTTTCTTTTCAGTCCGTGCCATAGGGCTAAAATATGAAACAATAGAATCAACTATATTCATCTATAGACCCCTACTATAATTTATTTGTATAACATTAAATGGACTTGAAGAACTTGAACCAGACGACAATTCTGCTTTCATTGACGCAAGAATAGACTGCATCTCTTTCAAGTCGCGATAGGTAATACTACGATCGGCCATTGTCACAGTCTTTGTGCCTGCTCGTATCGCGCTTTCGAGTGCATCTATCTCTTGTTGTGTTAGATCGATGGATTCAGTTAGCCACTAATGACTCAGGCTTTGGAAGTAAGCAACAAGAATACATCGAGATAACCCATTACGAACCGCAAATGAAGTACCTCAAAGATAACAACATCGACCTAACCGATAGAAGCCCGGCAGTAAAAGATATGGTCTGGAGCACAAGTGTCCAGTTCGGCCCTAGAACCACACTAATCCGTTTCGTGCTATCGGAAAACGGATACACACCACAAATGTCTAACAAAGACATCATAACACTTGTCCAGAACTATAAAATCAAAAACAACGATAAACTTTTCAAGAGTAGTTCAGACAGAGTAAAAGCAGG